GAAGCATTGCGTGACTGGTTCGGGTTGAGGTCGGAGACGCTGACGATCGATCACATCGACTTCATCCTGGATTCCTGCTTTCGACCGCCAAGTGAACTCACCCGTCTACGCTGGGCCGACTTGAACAGGACAGATAGAACCATCGTCATTCATGACCGGAAAGACCCACGCAAGAAGATCGGCAATCACCAGACCGTGCCATTGCTGGGCCGGTGTCTCGAGATAATCGACCGCCAGCCGAAGGATGGGGAATTCATCTTTCCGGTGAACGGGGAGTCGTGGAGCTCGCTTTTCCCTCGAGCCTGCGCTGAGCTCGAGATCCCGAATCTGCGCCTGTACGATTTGCGGCATGAGGCCATCAGCCGCCTAGTAGCCGCCAACAAGCATTCCATCCCAGAAATGATGCTGATAACCGGGCACAAAGACCCGAAGCAGCTCATGCGGTACACGCAGTTAAAAGCTCGAGACTTGCACCGCTAAGGACTCACGCACACGCGCTGGGCGTATCCTTGCAGTGCTGTAACTTGGACAGCCAGTTTTCCAGCATACGAGTCCAGCGCTGCAAGTCGTCCTGCACATTCACTGGCGATGGTGGGACGGGGGTCATCAGTTCCTGTGGGGGCGCTGGAATTCGCGGCTGCAAGGGCGGATTCGAGGTCGCGCAGCCGGTTGCCAGTAGCAAGGTCAGCAGCAGCGCGCTTGGATTTTTCAGCTTGTAGAGCACGGTCTACTCCTTCATTGGCGATGGTTTTGGCTCGTTCATCGAGGCGAAGTTTCTCGGTCTGTGCGAGCTTTTCAGCCGTCCACTGCGCATTGACGACATACTTGCCGTGACGGTCGCCCATGAACCAGGCCCCAGCAATGGCGACAAATAGTCCGGCGACGAACCAGACGCGCCAGTTCATGAGGTACATCATTTGCGGAACAACTCAAGTTCTGCGCGACGGCGATTGAACAAGCCATGCTCGACCGAAGATCCCGGCGACACCCATTTCATCCACTCGGTTTCGCAGCCGCCAACGTCGCCTTGGTTGAACTTTCGCAGGAGGGTCGATGGGTTGCCGTTCTTCAGCCGGCCGATCCCGTCACGGTATTGGCTACCCTCCCCGACATTGAAGAAGATCGACACGAAGGCATCGAACTGGCCTTGCGTCATGTCGTGCTTCACGTAGCGCTCTACGGTAAGCTCGCGCTCGGCAATATCACGGGCCAAGCGGTCATCCGCTTGGGCTTGCGTCCAGACCGTCCCAGAAGTGATTCCAGGGCCTGTAGCACCCCACCCAACAGTCCAGGGAGGCCCATTCGTCTTGGGGTCAGGGTAAGCAACGAGCTTGCAGGACTCGAACTGCTTGATAAGTGCGATGCCTTCAGGGCTGGTTTTCATCGGGCTTCCCACTCACGGAAGGTTGATGCACGGCGCGCAAGACCATCGCCAGGATGATGCAGGCGAGCCGGATGCCGGACTTGTAGCCATCGTCTAGCCACGGCAGCGTAGCGCTGTTATCCGCGATTAGCTGCAGGATCTCAGGAAGGATCGCGCCCAAGGCCAACATTTGGACGCTGTAGGCTTTCCAAAGGGATTTCCAGTTTTCGATAAGCGTCATGGCAGATATTTCCTAAGTTCTTTGGCGAGTTCGTTGATCTTGTCGTCTTTGAGGTTGATCGTCTTTTCGGCGTTGACGAGCTGGAAAGTCATGTTGAAGTTGGACTCTTCGAGCCCTCGCTTTTCCACTCTGCATTCAGTGAGCGATGCCTCTGCAGCGCGCAGGAGCTTGTCTTTTTCGTCCAGCTTTGACTCCAACCGCTCAACTCTGGCAAACATGGCGTCTTGCCATTTGGTCGCGTTCTGGTCATTGGCGATCTGTCGGGTGTCAGCGGCGAAGACCGAGCGCAATTTCCATGCAGCGCCAAGCGCGCCGATGCCGCCACCGACGATGTAAGCCGCGTACTCAAGCTCTGGAGACATTTAGGATGCATGAGGTGTGCGAATCAACGACCAGAAGGCCAGAAGGCCAACGACTGATTCCATTGCAATCGACGGAGGCCAATAGCCCACCGCCACCACCACCGAAACGGTGTAATAGAACCAGATGAACGCGCCGTATGAATTGATGACTATCGAGGCCTTTGGGTTGCTCCCCGGTGCCTGCAAGAGCCACATCGTGGATATGAAGTGAGCGATGAACACACCACCCCAAAACCACTCATTCCCGATCACGGCCATGATGGAGTAAGCATCTTTGGTGAACGGAATCGAACTGCTCATCACCGAAGCACCGAAGAACAAGGAAGCCGTCGCTAGGATCGTCCGAATCGTTACCGTATCGCTCTCAAACAAGAGCGAGTTGATGTAGCGGGCGTAGAAGCGGCGCAGGTACTTCATCAAGTCCGGCCCCTGGTGTCAGCCCATCCATATGTGCTGATGGTCGTCAACGAGTTTGCGGAATTGCTGCGGTAGCCGATCTGCGCAGACGTATCCGTCAGCACTTCGATTTGTCCGCCCACGGTGGTTCCTGCATTGATTGGGAACGTCGAGTTATCGTTACCGGCGCCTTGGTCTGTTTCGTCCGGCGACGTGACCAAGAGATTCGCGCCCGCCGCATTGCTGACCGTTACCCGCAAACGAGCCTTCATCTTTACGCCCGTTGGCACGGTGACTGCTACTAGCGTTCTCGCTCCGGTTGTTGCGGCCGCAGCGTTGGTGTTGGGAACTCGCGTTGTCAGCACGAAATCATCACCTGTTTGCACGAACAACAGCAGCGCCGCAGAAGCCCGGATCACTGAGCCAATACGGCGGAAATAGGTATAGCCGGTCGGCATCGTAGGCGCGGTAGGCGATACGTCAAACCCGTAGTCAATCGAGCCGTCGCTGTCCTTGCGGATGGCGAAGAAGTGATAGGTAACGTTCGCAATCGCCGCTGCGCTCAGTCGCCCACCATTGCCAGTGCCTGCTGCCCATGCGGCATCAAGGCGCTTCGTCATGGCCGCGCCGCGCATGAGAACAGAGCCCGTCGAGTCGGCACATTGACCGGCCGTCACGTCAATGTCGTTCACAATGTCCGTTGCATTGTTGCTCAGAGCCATCCCGGACAAAACGCCCGGAGTTGGCGCGTTGACAGACACTAGATGGAATGATGTTCCGTCATAGACGACCTCAGCAATCGTGCCAGCAAGCAATTCTCCGCCCACCAAGGCAGCGCCACGCATCAGGACATTCTTGGCGCCCAGCGAACTGAGATTGAGCGTCACTGCGCCTGTGTTCGTGGTAGCCACAAAGAAACGGTAAGGGCCGCCCGTGATGTACGCGGTCGGTGCTGGCGTCAGTGTGCCGGTGATGGTGTTGGAGCCAGAAACCACGCCGGGGTACTGATGCCCGGAGTCTCTCAGCGTGGCGAGAAACGCGCCAAGATACCGCTGCTGGTCATCCAGCGAAGACGGGTAGTCCGTATTGCCGTCCGGGCCGTTTGCTGCCTGATTCGTGGACAGGCTATACAAATTTGTCGTTACTGCCATGCTTCCCCCGGTTCATAATTGGTCATGGATTTCATCGAATTTGTCTTCTGGAAGGCTGTGCTGGTCATCGCCTTGGCTTTTGTGTGGGGTCTACTCGGCGGCGCTACTGGGAAAGAAGAAGCGGAGCCGACCGATAAGCGCCTTGAGTGAGTAGCCCCAAGGACTCTGGTTCACCCAGCAGACCTTGAGGAGCTAGCACGGCCTTTTTGGCGACATTGCTGTTGAGCAGCATGTTTGTGCCTCGCCCCAATGCCGCAGTAGCCCCGAGCGCCGCAGGGCCGCCAAGATAGCCAGCACCCAGACCAACTAGGGCGCGCTGTGCTGCCCCGTGCTGGCCTTCGCGTGGCTTGACAAACTGAGCCGCAATGTCTGCCAGCTCTTGCATTTGCGGGTTTCGGATGTTTTTCAGATTTGCGAGTCTCGCAACTGAGATCTCCCCTTCCGCACCGTTCGTCGCCAGCTTCTGAAGGTCGAGCATGTTGCCGTACTGTTGCCGTAGGTTTTTAAAAGCGCCTGCCTTGTCTTCGCCTACCGAACGGTTCAAAGCATCCATCAGCTTCTGCTTGAGATCGAGTGCGTAATAGGCCTCAGGGCTGTTGCGCCGACCAATGGTGTCCAACGTCTTTTTAATGTTGTACGCGGCTTGCCCGTCGATCTGTCCGGTCGATGCCTTGGAGACAATCTCACCAATTTGGTTGTTGATGATGTTCGCGCCGTCCTGCCCCAACTCTTTCGAGGCACGCGTACCTGCCTCTGCCAGGTCTGACAAAAACTGCTTGTCAACGTTGACGGTATTACTCCGCAGAAAGTTGTCGAACTGCCCGCCCAGTGCGTTGTCGGCCTTGCGAAGTGCCATCGTCACATTGCTGGAGTCCTGCCCAAACGTGTTGGAGAGTGCCTTGTTGAGCTGCGAGTTCATCGCGTCTTCGGTAGCCGACCGTCCGCTGAATGGAACGTAGTTCAAACCTGCCGCGACAGCATTAAGAGGTCGGCTATCGAGGAGGCGGTCCGCAGGGACAGAAATCCCAAGTTCTTTGGCTCTCTGAGCAAGCTGCGCGACTTCTGGAGAAACATTCCCCAGAACATTGCTGCGCAATGCATTCCCCGCATATCCTGCAGCTTTCGCTGCGAGCGGTAGGCCACCACCGATCACCGCTCCAGGGAGCGCGTCCGATGGATCCACCATTGCAGCCGAAATGCCACCAGTCGCAGCGCCGCCACCTATCCGAGCCGCAACGCCTGCACCGGTGCCGACTAGCGGTCCAACCCGAAAGCCGCCAGTCTCCAGCGCTTTCGCTGCGCCCTGAACAAGAGGCTCCATCCCGGCCGCAGCCCTCGTAGCCCCGAGAGCGCGGACCCCATTGGCGAGTAATCCACCCGTCCCAGCCGTTCCAGCAACTTCGCCCGCAAGTTTGCCGCCCTTGTACAGGAGCGATTCGGTGTCGGCCCCCAGAAGATCGCGAGCATTTTGATCAAGACGTTGCCGGCGCTCTTCATTGCGGCTCAATGGAGCTTTGTACGCGTCTCCGAGCACCATTTTGGAGAGCGGGCCGAATTTGTCTTCGCGGTCACCTTCGATCATGTCGGCGGCCTTGTCGAAGGGCCATGCGATGGTCGCGCCGATTGACCCCGCTCCCCGAAGCAACCCGGCTCCCAAGTTTTTTGCACCTTGGACAATTCCGCTCTTGGGCTGCTCGGCGTAATGGTTGTCTCGCACATAGCCAATTGCATCCTGCTCCGTTGCTCCGTCAGGTGCATTAACCGAGAAAACTCGTCCATCAGGACCGGTTACGTCGTATTGAGGCATGGCGTCACTTCTTTAGAGTTGCTGACCAGCCGCCCGCGCCAATGCTGGACTGCTTGGTGTTTGGCGCCCATGCACCCTCGGGCTTGGTGTCTGGCTCGATGCCAGCCCGTTCGCGGGCGCGTTCCATGCCCCGCATCAGAACCGATCGGTAGTCATTCAGGGCGGCAGTGAACTCCGATGTGCTCTGCGCTTTGTTCAATCGCGCAACTGCTTGTTCAGCTTTCTTGCCTTCGATCTCCGTGATCGCTCCGCCGCCGCGCAGGCTTTGATAGGCCGAGAGAAACGCCCCACCTTTGACCTGGTCGAGCATGGTCTGAAATCCCTTGGCATCGGTGCCTGGGATGTAATTTCGCGGGTCGATATACCCTTGAAGACCGGTGGCCGTGGACAAGCCGGGGTGCTTCAGCGTCTTGTCGATCACGTCAATCGCGTCGGTGGCGGCCTCGTAGGCCTGAAGACGTTCGCTAGCCGGCACAGCATCTAGCTTTGCTTGGTTTTCAACCTTGAGCGTGGCGGCCTTGTTCTGCGCTTGTTGGGCTGGCGACAGCTCCACAACGTTCGCCCCGGTCGGCATAGCAAACTGCCCGCCACCGTACTTCGCGATTTGCGCCCGCAGCGTACTGGCGTATTCCGTCAAAGCCTGCTTCGACTGAGGATCGCTCACAGTCTTGATGCTGGATTCAGTCGCCGCAAGCTCACGCTTCGCCGCCATTTCATCGAATCCCATGCCACCCGAAACTTGATCGCGCATGCCCGCTTCTGACGACGCTTGACCCGACGAAGGCTGAAGCACTTCCGAGCGCGGCTTGAGTACCTTGGAGCCATTCGGCGCAAGGACTGTTTCAGGCTGATAGTCGGCAGCGGAGCGATTTTGCACGCCCTGATAAGCGCCGAACGTGCTTACCGCGCCTTGCGGCGCAGAAACCACCGGGAGGCCATCAGCACCAATACGAACCATCGACGTTTGCCCGTTCTGAGAAACGTTGAGCTGAGGGAGAAAACCAACGCCCAGCCTGTTTTTGTCATAGGCAAACCCGTTTGAAACCTGCATGTCCGGCGTGCCGCGCTTGTAGAGCATTTCGGCAATGCCTTTGCCGCCGTTGTTCAGGTAGTCATTCACCAGTGCATCGACCGGGATGCCGTATTGCTTCGACCACTCAGCAAACTTCCCTTGAGTAGGAGCAGGCGTGCCAGGAGGAGCGCCAGCAGCAGCATAGAGCGCTGACCCTGGAGCAGGCGGGCCTTGCGTGGCCGGGCCACTAGTCGCAGCAGGACCGGCCGCAGCAGGGTCGGTTGCTCCTGTGGGAGCGGCGCCAAGCAGACCACCCGAAGGTGCGGCGGCGGCCGGTGTCGATGGGTCAGCAAAGCCACTGCCGAGGAAATACGCATCCTGCCGAGCTTGGCGGGCAAGCTGAGCCTTGCGGATAGCGTCTTGGCTCGTGTTCTCCGCGATCTGCGACTGCAGAAATTGGCGCTTGAGGTCTTCCTGCTTTTGCTGATCGACGTAGCCCAGCCCCTGCTGCAGTCGCTGCCCGAAGGTCATGGGTTGAAGGGATGGACCAGCAGCACCCAGCAGGCCAATACCAAGGCGCGCATCATCAGAACCGAGGAAGTCTAGGAGACCAGCCATCACGCACCCCCGCCCCATCCGGTGGTGTCGTAGCCCCAGTCTCTGAGATCTATAGGCGCCTTAGTAGGCAGCACCGTCGCTGGCGCAGCCGCAGGAGCAGCGGCGCTCATCAGGCTAGAAGCGAGCGCAGGGCTTGCTGAGCCGTAAGACGGCCCCATCCCCAAGTTGCCAGCGGAGCCACCGAAGGTGAAGCCAGCAGGACGGGCAGACGGATTGCTGCGGTCAAAGCCGCCGCCCTGCCCCTGCAGTTGAGCGAGCCACGTACCCAGGTTGTTGCGGATGTAGTCGCCCGTTGCGGCTTGGTTGCCATAGCCTTGTATCTGCGCGGCATTGAACGGGTTCGCTGCATACTGACTTTGCAGCGCCTGGCCGGACGCGATGTTGTTCTTGATCCAAGGCTGTGCTTCGCTCCATGGCGAGCGGTCGGCCGTCTGTGTTGATCCGGAGCTGCCTGCCATGCTGCCAAGCGCGCCGACGCCCGCCCCAATAAGGCTGATGGCACCCGCTGAAAGTCCAAAGGCCATTTTTAATTCTCCAGTTGTTTCGCGTTCATCAGTTGCAGGTTGTTCCTGCCGCCAATCAATTCATCGGGCTTCGATTCCGTCAGCAACTCAACCAGCTTGTCGAGGTCGGTTTCGGTGACGTTGAAGAAGTAGTTAGTCCAAACGCAATCTTCCAGAGCGACGCAGGCGTTTTTTGCTCCGGCCTTCACTTCTAGAGTGCGCGGAGCCGTGATTTCCACGGGGCCGGATTCGGTCGCCAAAATCATTCGGCCCTTGATGAGCGAAGCACGGTTATCGCGCTTGTGAACCGCGCCGATCAGCACGGTGTTGGCGGGGATGGTGATTTCGCGTGCCGCCATGTTCTGAGCAAAAATCCAGCGCGCAGGGCAATTCACTTGAGGAACCGAGTCCACAAGGTGCTGCAGCCCCGCGATGCGGGTTCGATGGTTAGCCGCCACTGGTGCCGTTTCCATAGAAGAAGCTCCCCAGACCGGAGTTGCTATTGCCCCAGCCCCCGCTATTCGTAGCTGGGTTGTAGACGCTGTTTCCGTAACTGTTGTTGCCGTAGTTGGCGAAGGCGCTCCCGAGTTGAGCACCACCCAGCGCGCCCATCAGCGGCGAGCCGCCCGAAGCGGTTGTGCCGGCGTTCGTTGCCCCACCAGCGTTGCCGAATTGGTTCGACTGATTGGCGAATTGCTGCCAGTAGGTAAGCGGCGTGTTCTGGATCGTGTTGGCGTTCGTCAGATCCTGGCCGGAATAGCCGTTAGCAGTGCCGAGCAGGCCGAGGGCAGACTGCAGTTGCTGCTGGTTCTGGGAAAACGTGGTGTCGTAGATGTTTTTGTCGAAGGCCTGATCCCATTGATACATCGACTGTTGGTTGGTGTAGTCCTGCCCTCGAAGCTGCGTCGAGACGTTGCCTAGTGCATCCTGCAGGTTGCGTTGGCCGTTCTCGTTCAGCTGCTGCAGACCGGCATTGCCGAACGAACCGGAATTGACCATCGCAGAGTTGAAGGCAGGCTGCGCGACCGTGTTCCAGTTGCGCACGAGATCGCCTTGCGCTTTGTCAACAAGGCTTGTCAGGTACGGGTTGTCCTGGCCCAGATACGGATTTGAAGATGCGGACATATCAGTTTCCAGTCAAAAAACGCATGGGCAGAAACGTCCCCGGCGAAACGTTCGGGACGCCCGAAACGGTGCACATCCAGCCGAGCACGATGTACTTAGCGGCCACAGAGCCAAGCTCGACCGGCGTGCTGTTCCTCACGAAGTCGCCTTGCTTGTAGAGGCCGGTCGTAGGCGCTGCGGTCGATGCGTTCGGCACGCCGTCGATCTTTCCTTCGCTGACCTGGTTGGTGGCGACGGCCTGAGCGCGCAGAATGTCCGCGACCTCAGGAGCAACGGTCGTCAGAAGGGGGTTTTCATCGAGCCTCATCGCTCCCCCTGCGGCTTCAAACGCACGTCATATGCGGACTCTTTGTGCGCGCCCATCATGTCGATGCGCACCCGATGGAAGCGCCCCGACTGGAGCAGATCAAACTTTCCGTCATTGAGCGGGCATGACGTTCCCGCCGCCAGCGAATCACCCTCGCTCATCTTCACGTAGCCGTAGGCAACCGCAGAAGACGGCGAAAGCTGATAGCGGACACGCAGACGGTCGAACAGCGTTACCACATCGTCATCGCCTGAGTCCGCGAGCGTGATGCTCGAATCGGCCGTTACGCCAGTCATCGACACAAGCTGGTGCGACGTGTTGAAGTAGCACGGGGACTGCCCGCCAGCCAGCCAGAATTGAGAGTCGTACGGAATGTCCGGCAGGCCGTTGATGGTGCTGGCGTAGTTGTCTAGCTGGTTGATCGTCACGCCCGGGCTGATGTAGTTCAGCACCGCCTCAACCGTCACATCATCGCGGCCCCATTCGTTCGTATCCACGTGGTAAACAAGGCAAGCATCGCAGGCTCCCGTCGAATTCAGTGACGGGTAGTTGACGCGAACAATCTTGTTCTGCTTGTCGAAGATGCACTTCGTACGCGAGCGGTAAAGGGCGCTGGAGTTCGCGAGGAACCACTGCCGAGGGGCATTCTTGATCGGCAACGGTCGGGTGCCGTCGAAAATCCAAAAATTGTCATTGCTCACGAAGAAGTGAGCGCCACCAATGTCGCAGACTGCCTCTTGCCCAATCGCCCCCGCGTCACCGCCTGGAATCAGGTTGAATTGGAACGTTGCGCCGCCGCCAACATAGCGGCCGAGGAACACGGCATTTTTCTTGTAGACGACCGCGTAATCACCCAGAGGCAGGCCCGCAGAGATGCCGCCCTCTTTGGCGATCAACCGGCCAGTGTTGGCGCCCGTAGCGACGTTCGGCGTCCAGTCGGCTTGGTTGTTCTGCGCACACGTGCGCCAGCGATCAGACTGCGCCCCAAAGGTGCCGTCATTTGTGTCTAGTGCCATGACGAAGTTATTCGACAGGCTCATCACGATGCGGGCTTTGGGCGCGCCGGTAATGTCAGCAAAGGCTCCTGCAGCACTGCTCTGCATGTTGTCGGTGAGATTCGAGGCAATCGACGTATCACCAAACTGGCAAAAGCTCCAGCGCGACTCAGAGGAGCCCACATACGAGCCTGCGACGCTGCGATCCGTCCACACGCCGCCCGTCAGTTCATAGAGCTTGGTCTGGGTGCCAGCGAAAACCCGACGCGTGCCGTCCAGCTTCGTCACCACAGCAGCGCCACGGCACTCGGCCGCAAGGGCTGCGGTCGCCGTCGCGATAGCCGTAGGTGCGCCCTTCATGCCGGATTCATACGGAATCACGTGCATGCAGTCGAGCAACGCGCCCGGCGTGTCCGGCGATGCATCAGGGGCAAAGCCAAGGATCGGGGTCATCGCGAACGGCTCCCGAAGCCTTGCGGCGCGGACTGACGCAAGCGCGAGCCACTGAGAGCGGCGGCTTTGTCGGCGCTTTCGAGGCCAGCAATGTTTTTCTCAAACAGGGCGCCCCACTCCCCGGCCTTTTGCGGGTTCATGATGAAT